TCACTTGACCGCCACGAGCCGCGCAGGCTCCTGCAAAAGAACTGCGCTCGCGTGGTGTGCCAGGTGGTCTGGCGCCAGGTGGGCATATCGAAGCACCATTTCGAACGTCGCCCAGCCTCCCAACTCCTTCAAAACCTGCAACGGCGTGCCGTTCTGCACGTGCCAGCTCGCCCATGTGTGGCGAACATCGTGAAACCTGAAATTGCTGATGTTCGCCAGTCGGCACGCCGACCGCCACTTCCAGTCATCCCACTTCTTCAGCGGCTTTCCGTCTCGCACAAACACAAAGGTTTCATGCTGTCCGATCTGCTTTCGCAGCAGGGCAATCGCTTCGTCGTTCAATGGCACGCCGATCGGTTTGCGAGCCTTCGCCTGATCCGGGTGTATCCATGCACGCCGCGAAACCAGATCAACCTGACTCCACTCCAGCTCAAGAATGTTGCGCTGGCGCAGACCCGTGGCAAAGCAGAATGCCGTGATATCGCGCATGCATGTTTCGTCGAGCGCCCGTAGCAGCCTCTTCGCTTCATCGCGCGTGATCCACCTAACCCGGATCGTCGGCTCTGGAAACTCGGGCAGGCTCGGAGCCCGGTCGATCCACTCCCAGTCTTTCGCTGCATCTAGCAGCAGCGCCCTGATAGTTGCCAGATACCGGTTTCGCGTTGCAGGCTTCAGCGGCGTCTTGCGGTGCTTTTTCGGGCTCTCGGTCGGGATCGCTGCCATGATCTCAGGTCGGGTGATGCTGCCCAGATCACGGCCAGCGAAGTGCGTCAGGAAGTGCCGTATGTGCGCCGCCCGATCGTCGTAATCCGCCTTGTTGGACTGCTCTGTGAGATAACGCGCGGCGGCCTGCTCGAAAACATAACGCGGGCGCTCGCCCATCTTTGCCACGCGCCATGCCTCGTGCTTCAGCTTGTCGTGCAGTTCCTGAGCCTCCTTTTTGTCGGCTGTGCCAGTAGTTTGTCTAAGTCGGCCGCCGCCTGGCGTGCGGATATCGATATGCCAGACGTCGGAGCCTTTGCGCTTCCGGATTGACATGGTTGTTTCTCCTGTTCCGTCTGCGCCGGTCGGCGCTCATTGTATTCCTGTCCAAGGGCCGCCTTCAGGTCACGAGGCCAGACCCTCCATGCGGCGCCGATCTGAAAAAAACCAAGCTCCCGGCGGCGCGCATAGACGGTTCCGTAGGAGACGCGTAGGAGGGCGGCAGCTTCGCGGAGGGTGAGGGCGCGCTCACCGATGATCGGAATGGCGACGGTATTCATGGCGTGTGGACCTCACAATAGTGCGGGCCGAGCTGATTGGTGAGGCAGGTGCACACCGGGCCAGCCGGGCGCGGCGCGCGCACGAGGCCGATGTGTGTCATGTCGATTGCGCCGTCGTGCGAGAACGCGTGGTCGTAGCCGGCGGCGCGGAGCTTGTCTTCGATCTCGCGGTAGGTGCGCTCTGACACCTCGAGCGTGGCGACGGTGTAGGTCATGCTCTGATCCTCCGGAATTCCACCACCCACACCCAAGGGTTTTTGGTCCACGACGGTATCCCGTTTAGGTCACACCATAGGTTGCAAAACGAGGCCTTGTGCGTTTGACCTAGGCAACCGATGTCCTCGCAGCTTTGACGGATGTGGTCGCACGGCTCGGTGTCGCGTGACACGCCTTCTGCCTGCGCATCGGCTTCATTGATGTCCTGCAAGCGCTCGACACGCACGCCGGTGACTTCGAGCGTGATGCGCGACGCCCAGCGTGGCATGAACATGGGTGGCCGATATTTCCCAACGCACTCATCTGCTGGTGCCGCGCCGTCGGCCTCGTACCAGACTGTGTGCGGTTGAAGGTCGCGCGGCGGCATGTCGTCCGCGCGGCCGTCGTCGCCGGTCGTGCGCCATGCCTCGCGCACCCACAGACGGTCGCCGGGCACACCATGCGGGCATTGCATGAGGCGGTCTGTGCCCGAGTAGTTGAAGACCACGCCGCCATTGACAATAGGCGAGTAGGCAACGTCTAGCGTGGCCTGATCTCGCACCACACGCCGCGTCTGCGTCTTGCTGCCGTCGAGCATAGCGAGCACCATCGCGCCGCTGAAAAGGATTGGGCGTTCTTTCACAGATCACCTCGCGAGCGTTCGAAGGCTAGAAGCGCGTCGGCTGATAGCTGTCTATCCTCGACGGTGGATAGAATGCGATCGTAGTTCCACGCGCAGTCGCGAAACACGCGGCCGTCGTCAAAGTCGCGCAGACCGCTGATCACGCAATTCGCGATTTCCTTGTCCTCGTCGGTGGAGATAGTGAAGCGGTCGATCGCGCTCTCTACGGCGTCGGGCCCGTCGTTCCAGTCGAGGCGCACGTCCATCATCGCGAGAGCGAGATCGACGCGCTGGTCCTTACCGCGAAGCGCCTCGAGCACGTCGCGCCAGTCCGCGTCTTCGTGCAACTCATAGCGCAGGACGATGCGCGCGAGCTCGACGTTCGCGCGGCGCGCAGCCTTCTCGGCGTCTGCTTTGCGCTCGAGCTCGGCGCGCTTCTGATCGGCTTCCTGTTTGGCGCGCACCGCATACGCCTCGTAATCTCGCTTGAGGCGCTCATAGGTCGATGTTGCATAGTCAAAGCCGTCGGTCGTTTTGATGTGCCGCGCAACATCGGCGATCCATCCAGAAGTAACCGTCAGGTTTTTCGGAAAGCGCGCACGCGACTTTGTATCGCGCTCCGTGTGACTCTTGGGCATGCCGATCTCGGCCATGAACGCCTCGACGCGCGCGGCTATCACCTTGTTCTGTTCGATCGCCGGCAGGTTCTTCTCGTGCGTGGCGACATCTTTTTGACGGGCCTGTTCAAGCTGCTGCAACGCGTGCTGTGCGACCCTTTCGGACGACGGTGTGTAGTAGCTCGACGACGACAGATAGCTCGCGTAGCCGGCCGGGCTCGACTGGCACTTGCCGACGGCGCCACACTGCTCGACGGTCATGATTTTGCTGTTCTCGCTCATGTTTCGTTGATCCTTAAAACAATTCGCTCTGCACTTGCCGCTTACCGCTCGACTCCAGCAGGTGCGTTGGGCACAGATGGACGTCCGCACCGATCTGATGTGCGTGCACTGCGCACAGATGGCGGTCACACGTCTTGCCCGGTTTCATGTGGAAGTCGCACTGAAAGTTGCTCAGCGCATCGCAACCATCGACCGAGCAGCGCGGCGCACGGCGGCGGCCGCGCGTGCAGACGATTCCAGAGATGCCGCCGGGCAGGCGGAAGGGCGTGCAAGGCATTACCGCCCCCTCACCAGCATGCACAGCGCAACTCGCCGCGCGATTTCACTGTCGTAGCCGCTCAGTTGGCCATTGAGGCGCACGTGCTGGTGCGGCGTCGCGATGCTGGTTTCGAGCTTCTCGGGCACCGGCGCGTCGACGGCAACGGCTGTCCCTTTCGGACGCCTGAAGCCGAGCGCCTTCGGCACGGCCTTGCTCAGCTCGACCTGCTTCGATTCGACAAGGCGCGTGAGCACAGGTCGGATCTCGGCGGTCGGCACGTGAAACTTCGCGGCGATCACGTGCGCCGGATAGGTCTTGCCTGGCACCATGCGGGAGAGCACGTTGTCGAGCGTCAGGCTGTTGTCGTTGTGAGGTCTGGCCATGGCGATCATCCCTGTTTGTCCGTCATCTGGCGCAGCGCAATGGCGGCGTGCTTTTGCCAGTCCGCGCCGTGCTCGAGCACGAAACCGATCAGCCAGTGCAGGACGATTGCCTGTTCGTCTTCGGCCTTGCGTGCGATGTCGCGGCCGGTGGCGCGCATGGCGTGCGCGATCGGGCCGGTTTCCCAGAGCATCATGCCCAGCACGCGGCGCAGCGGCGGAGTAAGCTCGGCGGGCAGCGCGCGGCCGCGCAGCGTGCGGATTTCTGCGCCGGCTGTGTCGGCTATCGCTGCTGCACCAGCCAGCGTTTCGCGTGCTTCGGCCAGCTCGAGTTCGAGCTGCCGAGCAAGCGGCCCCAGTTCCTGGTGCACAGCCTCGAAGTAGCGGGCCTGCGCGGCGGAAGAGGTGCCGGGGTACCGCTTCATCACGGCATCAATGCAGGCCTCAACACGGGGCGTATCGGATGCACTCATTGGTCGACGTCGTCAAAGATTGAGCGGGTGCCGTCGGCGTTCATGAACGTTCCGTCCGGCGCGTAGTAGCTCAGGCCGTGCGAGCGAAGCATTTCGGCGTTCTTGTCTGCCGGGGACGGCGTTACGTCTTCGAACAGGCGCGCGACGAACTCGCCCAGCACAAACCGTTCTTCGTCAGTCGGGTCGCGCGACGCGTTGTTTTCGCCGACGATTTCGAAGTCGTCGATTGCAGCAATCGCCTGTGCTCGCGTCAGCCCGATAGTAGATGTGTGATCCGTCATGATGGTCTCGAAAAATGCCGGGGCCGTAGCCCCGGCCAAACGGCGCAGCGCAGGGGAGGCGCTGCTACGGGGGTTACTCGGTCTCGGTTTCTTCGTCATCCGCTGGCGGCGCGCCTTCGTCGTGCGTGGCGCCGGGACTCGGGAAAGGCCACGCGCCGCCGTCGCGCGATGCCTGCTCGCCTGCGGCCGCCTTGCGCGATTTCTTCTTGCTGACCTTCGCGTCGCTCTTCACGACGCCACGCGCGAGGTCGGTACCGGCGAACGGGTCTTCGAGCGGCGCGTCTCCGGAGGGCGCGGGCTGTTCGCCGAACACGTCGGGATCGTGCGCTTCGGGATCGTCGCCTTCGTTTTCGTTCTCACCGCTTTCCGCGTCAGTCTGCGGCGGATGACCGATCATGTCGGCCTGATCGCCTGTGTCCGGCGGCATGATGGACACGGGCACGTCGGTCTGCAGCAGCTCGTCGATCTTGCCTTTCTCATGCGCGGTCGGATGGACGATCGCCTTGCACTTGACCATCGTGATAGCGAGATCCTTCGGCAGCACCTGGAACGAACTGAACTTGGCCTCTTCGAGCACGATGTGCGAACGCTCGGTGTTGCCGGTGTGCAGGGTGAGCACCCAGCCGGTCAGATCGCCGGGAATGTCGATCCACTGCTGCCACCACGGGAAGCGCAACTGCGAGACGCCGTCGTTGACGCTCGACGTATCGATGTTCGTCTGCCCTTTCTTGTCCACGCTGAGCCCCGTGGGCACCCGGTAGAACGCGTCGCGCAGGCCGTTGCCGTCCATCTTGTCGAGAACGGTGTTGCTCATCGCAAATTCGAAGATGATTGAGTGAGCGGGTCGCTTCTTTTTCTTGCCGTGCTTCTCCATGATCGGCGTCACCGAAGTGATCTTGGCCATGGCTTTTTCGATTTCGACGTACATGGGATTGCTCCTGAGATGGTGGTTACAGCGGTATATCGTCGTCACTCTCGACGGCGTATCCGGGTGCGGGCGCGACCATCGGCGGCTCTATCAACCGCTGCACGCGCTCGGGGTTCATGGCCTTGATCGCTTGCTCCATTGCCCACGTGTCGATCGGCTGGATCTTCAGTTGACCAGCGGTGAAGCGCGATGTCGCCTCGTCGACGAACGTCATCGCGTAGATGGCGCCCTGGCCGTACAGCTTCGTGAAACCGGGTATCGACGGCTTGCCCTCGATGGGGTTGTCGAGCGCTGGCACGTCGACGCGCACGAACGCGCAGCCGCCGATGGTCTGCTCGCTTACGCGACCGGCGATACGCTGATGACCAAAGAGCTCGACGATTGCCCATTGGTCGAATTTTTCAGGCTGCAAATTCATGCTGTCTCCGTGGGTTGCTTGGGTAGGCGCGCCGCGATGTCGCGGATACGCGCGACAATGCGGTCCGGCACGTGGATGACTTCGACGTCGCTCTCGACCGCACGCACGGCCGGGCGCAGCACTTCACGATCGATCGGCGACAGCGTTTCGAGGTGCGGTGCAATGCGCTTGAGCGCGGCGCGGATGGGGCAGGTAATGGTCATGCGGCACCTGTCGCTTTGGCGATGAGCTGCACAGCGCCGACCGCCTCGATGCGCGGCCAGATTTCGCTCTTCGTCGGCCGGAACGTCGGATCAGCCGTGATCAGCATCGCGAGCAGCGTGTCGATGATGTCGTGCTGCTGGCGCACGGCGTTCAGCAGCTCGGGCGCGGCGGCGATCAGACGAGCATCTTCCTTGCGCCAGATGCTTTCGCAAATCAGGTAGCCGCCGTAGTACTCGATATCGGCGTGTCCAGTGCCCTCCGGTACATCTTGAATCGGTGCGACGCTGACAACGCAGCCGCCTTTCGGACCGACCGACCAAGGGCCGGGCGTGTGCTTGATCGCGCTCATGCGGCCCTCGCCGCAATCACCGAGTCTTCGAACACCCGCACGCCAGCGAGCGGGCAGTTCTCCTTCAGCGCGAGCGCGATCTTGTTGACGGCCGGCATGTTCGCGTCGAGCAGGCCGGCATATTCCGGGTGCTCGGCCACGTAGCGGATCAGCGCGAGCTTGTCGCTGATCTCGGCCTTCCAGACCTTGCGCGTCGACACGCCCTTGGTTTGCTGAACGGCGGCCACCACCGGCGCGGTGATGAGCGTCGCTGTCTGCTGCAGCATCTGGACTTCAGCTGCGCCTTGCTCGACACGGCTGTCGGCCTCGGAGGCGAGCCGTGCGGCTTCTTCCGCTTGACCGTTCGCGGCGGCCGCCTCGGCCTGCTTCTGGATGGCGTCGGCTTCGGCCTGCGCCGCCGCGGCGCGCGCGGCGGCCTCGGCTTCCATGCGAGCGCGTTCCTTGCGTGCCGCTTCCTCGGCAGCCGCTTGCGCGGCGATGCGGCGCTGTTGCTCTTCGCGATCGAACTTCGAAATAGCGCCTTTGAGAATGGCCTCGGCCTGATCGAGGTAGTCGGTCGGCGTGCGGAACAGGTCCATCACCGCCTTCTTCGCGTTGTCGATCGGCACGGTGATCGCCTTGCGCTGCGATTCGACGCTTTTCTTCAGCGTCACGATCTTGACCAGCTCCTTCGCGGCAAGGTCGCGCACGTCGACGCTGTCGATTTCGTACGCCTTCGCCATGTTCAGGGCGTTGAGCGACGACTTGAAAACGGCCTGGTCGGGATGGCTAACCTTCAAATCCACCAAATTCTGCGAGTCCATGTTTATCCTTGAAGTTGCGTAGGGTGAGAAGCGACAGGAACGTCGGCCAGTCGCCTTTGTCTTTGAACGGCACCAACCGATATGTGCCGTCTTTCCGAAGCCCGAGGCCGTACCGGTCGAGCACCTCGTGACCATTCACGCGGCACAGTTCCTGATAGGCAGCTAACTGCACGCCGACGACGGGCCCGAGCGTCAGCATTTTTTTGATGTCTACGACAGCCGATCGACGGTTGATCGATCCTGTGATATCGAGCGTTCCTGCAAAGCGAAGTACCGGATGATGAAATCGCTGTTCGATGAGTTCTGGCACAAACCCTGTCTCGGCTCTGAATCGGCGATAGGCAGTAAGGAAAGGCAAAAGCTCATCGGACACAGAGTCTTCGTCGAGGTCCTTCCGGTTATCGAGCTCGACCATCCGGTGCACGGCCGTGCCGAGCTGCTGCGCACGCTCGAGCACAGCCTTCGGCACCATCGAGAAATCGACGAGCGGCGCGAGCGTGGCCGTGACACCCGGCACGCGTTGCGCGCCGACGGTGTACGAATGCTCGACCGGATCGAAGATCAGTTCGGTCATGGCGTCAGCTCGGGTTCTCGATATAGGCAACTACGTCGTCGTAGTTTTCCTTGACGACACCATCGAGGTCGAAGCCGAAGCGCTTCTTGATGTCGCTTTCGCTGACCGCGCATTGCTCCATCTTCGTTTTCAGGATGCGCAGCACGCTGTCGCTGATGGGCGTGCCGGTGAATCCATCACCGTCGTCAGATCGGGTTTCGCGCTGGCGCGGCGTGGGCGTTGGCGCAGCCGCGCGCGTGCGCTGGGCTGGTTGCTCGACGCGCTCGGCTTGTTGCGTGCGACCGGCATTTTGTTGCGCGAACGCGTCGATGACCCCGTCTTCGTCCGCATGTTCGATCGCGGGTGCGCGCTGCGACTGGGCAGTTGCTCCTGGGCGAGAGCTGCGCGATTGCGGCTGCTGCACTGCTGGCTTTACCTCTTCAGCATCGCCCATGTCGACAATACGGTGCTGCTCGTCGCTGTCCTGCAGTCCGGCAAAGCCGAATGCAACGCGACCACACTGGATGACCGCGCGGTGGCGCAGAAACCGCTTGGTCACGTTCTGCCACGGACCGTCGAAAGCTTTCTCGCCGCGTGGTGCTTGATAGCACTCGTCGAGGTATTCGCGCACGATGGTCGGGCGCGACCGATCCTTTCGATAGATGACGCACTCAACCCATACCGGACACGGCTTGCCGCGTGGCATCGTGTCCCAATCCTCGGCGTAGTTGAAATCCATGCCATCGAATTGCGGGTGTTCATTGATGATGCGCAGCCATCCATCCACCGACACCAGCGGCACGATCGCGCCTTTGTCGTTGTAGGCGTAAATTTCCTTCGTGAACGGGTTCAGCCCGTACTGATCGGCAACGACGAGCAGCGCCATCATCTGCTCGTCGGACACTTCATCGTTCGGGTTGCGCTGACGAAACGCTGTTTTCTTGAGCGTAGTCATCAGCTTGGTGGGATCGACCGAGTAACGTTCGGCGAATTTCGCGACGAGACTAGGCCGTTGAGATTGGGTGACGGCGTTGGACATGGATTCCTCTGTAAGTGATGGCGTGCGTTACTCGGCGTCGGCCGGCGCGGGCATCTTCTCGATGCACACGTACGGGAAGCGCTCAGGGAACGGCTTGATGTGTTTGTAGAAATGCGAGCCGATCGACTCGGCGTCGCGCAGCGCCTCGAAGTTCGCGGGCGTCACGGTCGCGTAGTGGTAGAGCGACGTCGGCGCACCGGCCTTGTTCTTGAAACGGATCGCAAGCGTCTCGCTCGCGGCGTCATAGCCGAGGGCGAATATCTGGCTGCTTTCAACGTGATCCATCGCGATCACTGGTGATTTTTCAGTCGTGGTGTTCATGACCTTTCCTATCGTTTATGAAGATTTGCCGGGGTGGCGACCTACGGGATCGAACGTTCCAAACTTCAGATACCGCCGGCGCAAAATGCTGGCGTCGGTATCGAGTTCTCTGGCCCACTGCGAATATGTCTGCGTTTTGCCTTTCCACGTCACGTAGACGTTGGGCCGTTTGTTGGCGTCTTGCTCTTCTCTGCTCGCCCACCGGCAATTGCCCGGTTCATAGTTGCCGTCCGGCTCCGGGAAGCGATCCAAGGTCATCCCGGCCGGGCGATCGCCCATGTCCGCATAGAAGTTTTCGAACGACTTCCACCGCTCACAAACCGTGATTCCACGGCCTCCATAGTTGGGATAGGAGCCGTTTGTCGCATTGGTGCAGCGCGCACGCATCGCCCGCCAAGATTTCCAAGCCCCCGATCTGGTCAGTCCGTGAGTCGTGCTATTGCGCGAAGTAATTTCCTTGTGAAGGCATCCACATGACTTCGCGCGACCGCGCAGCAGATTGAACGTCGTGACGATCCGTGTCTCACCACAATCGCAGACGCAATTCCAACGGGTGACAGGACTCTTTCCCAAATTCGACGGAGCTTTGTCGATGACAAGCAAGCGACCAAAACGCTGTCCTGAAATTTCAATTCGAGCGCCCATCAGACCGTACCTCGGGAGTGATTGAAGGGAACTATGTGCAACGGATCGACCGGTGACAGCACCAGCGCCACAGCAGCGAGCGCCGCGGTGATGACGAGCCAGAGGCCGACTAGCTGGGCGAGGGAGCGGATAGTTTTCATGCCGCACCTCGCTGTGCTTCGCGCGCCCTGATCTTTTCCATCACGGACATGTGGCCGGCGTCGCTATTGCATTTGCGGTGTGCCAGAACGAAATTGCTCAGGTGGTTCGGACCACCGTGCGCAAGCGGAACCAGATGCTCAAGGCTGCGATCTTCTTCGCTGGTTGCAAGACCGCAGTAGAAGCATTCAGCACCATCACGCTTGATGAGCGCATTGAAGATCGGCAGCGTTTTCTCCCGACCTGTCTGGCGCTTCTTCGGTGCCGGAGTACCACGCCACGCGGCGTTTTTCTCAAAAGCCGCCCATGCCTTATCCGATTCGCCGGTGGGCGTGATACCGCCTTTGGAGTTGCAGTAGACGACCGATGTGCCGCGCGAGGTCTTGAAGCGCAAGAGCTCCCACTCGTTCGTCGGCTGCAAAATCTGCGCGCCGCGCTCCGTCAGAAACGCTTCGAACTTCGCGCGACGGCTTGTGAATTGAGCAAGCGTTCTCACCGAACACCGCCAACGTTGTCGCTGTGCTGGAAGTGCTTCGCGACGTGATGCGGCACATACAACGAACCGATCAGCACGCGCGGCGCAACGCCACGGCGAGCGAGCGCAGCCTTCGCATCACGCTGACGGCGCGCGGTACGCGCGCAGAGCGAATTCCATTGCGCCTCGACGAGCTCGGCGCGGGAGAGACGGACACCAGTGCGCACGTGGCGCAGATCCACATTAATCAGATGCATACGGGCCTCCAGGTCAAAACAAGAATCAGGATTGCGACGACAGCAACTGCCCCGAGGGCCGCTGTCGCGCCATAGACGTGATCGAGATTGCGTTTGGTCGGCTCATCCATCACGACCTCCCGCGCCAGAAGGCTGCGAGCACCGCGTAAAACGCGATGACGCCAGCAATGATTTGGTGGGCTGTCGACATGTCAGGCCTCGCCAGCGATGCGGATGTGACGGACCGACTCGCCGGCCATCGCAACCGAGGTTTCGAGGTACACCGCGGCGATCGCGCAGCGGCCGGCGAGGGCGCCATTGCTGCCGTCGCTCGAATCGCACTCGAGCAGCGCCTTCTCAGCGGCGTGCAGCGTCTCGATCGCGGCCTGGATTTTTTCGAGGGACACTTGCATTTCAGTACCCCGCGCGGAACTGGTACGAGGTCGCGTGGAACACGCCATCGCTGCCGTCGATGGACTCGGTCGAGCCGGCCGGAATGCACTGCGGCGCGTCCAGGTTGCCCGCGTCGACGCTGTAGAAGCCGCGCTGAATGTCCATCGGCGTCGAGATGGCGCGGTCCTGATAGACAAGGTCGAATGACTCAGTCATGGCTGGCTCCCTTCGCTTTGGCGATCGCGGCGCGTAACTTTGTCGACCAGCGGCGCATCGTTTCGTCCGACGGGGCCCGGTCAATCAGCCCATCGTCATCGTGGTTATGCTCGCCGAGCATCTTGCCGTTGAGTATCTCGTCGGCGATCGCAAGTAATTCGGGCGCGGCGGCGATTACGTGAGCGTTCTCAGCCTGTGGCTTGCCGCTATCACCAGCGACCACCGCGACGCAAAGATCGCCGGCCATTACGCACAGACCACGACCGGGAGCCCGATAGCCGCTCGTGTCGACTTCCCACGGCCCGGGCGTGTACTTGATCTCAGCCATGATCAGCACCCCTTCCGTTGATCCGCGACACCCGCCGCAATCAGGCACACCGCGATCTCGCGCATCAGGTGCTCGACCAGCGCACCATGCGAGCCGCCGCAGATCGCGCGCAGGTCCATCAAGGATTTCGCGAGGACGCTCATCACTGCACCTCGCGATCAAACAGATCGATCTCGTCGCGCATCCGCGATGCGTGCCACAGCGCCGCATCGGCCAGCTCGCGCGCCGTCCATTCATCCGGACCGACGTTCTCCGGCAGATCGCGGTCGAGCGCTGCGTCGCGCATCGACTCGGTCTTCGCCAGGTTGTGGAATTGAAGGGTGGACATTGGTCGCCTCGTATCGCGCCGTGTGGTGACGCGTTGGAGGCAGTGTAGAAAACTAAACTTCAACAGTCAAGAGTTCTAAACCAGAAAGACAAAAAAATACGCCGCGGCTAGTTGCCTGCGGCGTTACTCGTCAGTGATGAGGGCTGATCAGCCCCATTTCCCGGGCCAATGCTCTTTTTTTGCCTTCAGGATAAGTTCCTTTAGCTCGTCAAGCTTTCCTTCTTCTTCGAGAAAGCGGGCGTACTTCTGAAGAGTAGTGTTGGTGGGTAGGGAGCCGGTATCCTTTTTGAATGCCTTGGCGACGGCGCTGGATATCCGGACCTCCTCACGACAAGCGCGCACAAATGCTTCGACTGCATTCGGCCATGTTTCACGGTTCCTGAAATAAATGACTGCCTGCGACTGGAGCATAAAGTGGGTAGCGATTATGTCGCGGTCGTCATTGCGATATTGCTCTGCCAAGGCCATCAGTTTGCGATAGAGATCTGGGGTCGCGTCTTTTCCGCATCCGTTTGCGAGCCCGGTGAAGACCTTGGTAGGGGTTTCGCTGGTGCCGAGAATGTTGTCTTTGGTAAGCCTGTTCCCGTCTAGACGCTGCCGCTCATGCTCAGTCAGGGAGCTGTACCACCATTCACCTAAATTGAAGTAGCCAATTAAACCGGCGATCTCTTCGCGACGCGATGTCTTGGGTTTGGGTTTCAGAAAATCAAACATGGCTTGCAGTCATGGATCTATTCATGTTTCCACATGGACGACTTGACGATAGCGGCCACGTAATGCAGCCGTTCGATTTTTTCCGTCTCAATCGCAAGTGGGGCGTGCTCGGTGTTGACCGACATCAGATGCGTGCGGCCAGCACGCTGGTAGAGCAGGATCTTGATCATGACGCGACCGTCCTTCGCCTTCACGAGCACCTCGTCGCCGTTCTCAACAGGATGATTCGGCTCGATCACCACAAATTCGCCGTCTTTGATGCGAGGCAGCATTGAATCACCGACGCAGCGGATGCCGTATGCATCGCGGTCGCGAGAGGGAAAATCTAGATAGCCTTCGCCGTGCCCGACCGGATATTCAACCTCGGCCCAGAAGCCATTGTCCCCAAGTTGTGCCATTCCTAGTACCGGAATTCTTTTGCCAGGCGGAAATGGTATTGGATTGAAAGCATCTTCGTGGTGGATTCCTGGTACTTTTTTCGAGCCTTTTCCCATGACTAACCACACAGGGTTATAGCCGAATCGCTCCTGAATGCCGACAGCGTATTCGAGCTTGATCGACTTGATTTGTCCGGTTAGCCACTGATTCACGGTGCCCTTGGTCACGCCGGCAGCTTCGGCCAACTTCACTTGGTCGATCCCATCGACCTCGTCCAGCACTGTCTGGATTCGTTCTGCAAGATTCATGGTCTAGGAATCTAAACCAAACCCGGTTTAGATCGCTTTCCTTTTTAAGTTTAGGGTTCTATACTGCTGCCAATGTGAACGGAGCCTTCCAGATGAACCTGACCAAAAAACAAGCGATCGACATCTTCGGCGGTAACGGCGCGGCGCTGGGGCGCGCGCTCGGCATCACCAAAGGTGCGATCTCTCAGTGGGCCGATGAACTGGACCAGAAGCAGACCGCGATGGTGATCGGCGCGGCCGTGCAACTGGGCAAGCCCGTTCCCGAAGGCTTCATCGCACCGACTGAGCAACTTCCGGCGGCCGTATGAATGACCTCTCCACACCAGCTGGCCGCGCGTCAGCTCCCGCGCGCGCCCGGCGCCGCAGTCCGGGTACAGCCAACCGTGCGCCATACCGCAACGAGGTGCGCGCGCGACTAGACGACCCGACCTACGAGGCGCTTCTGTTCTACCAGCGCCTGCACGGCATCGAGAGCGTCTCGTCGGCGATGGCGCGCGCCCTGAAGGGGCATCTGCTCGGCATGGTTGGCATGTTGCCCGCTGAGATTTCTGGCGTCAGCGCACACCCGTCTCAGGTTGAGACGGGCATATAGGCCATTTCACTGCGGTTTGAGCTCGCGTTACCGAGCAGCGTGTACGCCCACCGGGCGATTGAACGCGCTCAACGTGAGACAGATCGCGGCACGTATTGGGGATTGATCGTGGCTATCGCGACCGTCTGCTATCTGGCGCTCTACGCGCTTCTTTTCAGCTTCATCGGGTGGGCGTGCGGGGGTAGGGCGTGAGTCGCATTGTGTGTCAATTCTCCTGCGGCGCAGCTTCCGCTGTCGCGACGAAGATTGCTATCGCCCAGTACGGCGCAACGCGCGACGTGCAGATCATCAACGCATTTCTGCTCGAAGAGCACGCCGACAATCGACGCTTTGCCTCCGAATGCGAGGAATGGTTCGCACGGCCCGTGACGGTTTTGCGCGACGAGAAATATGGCGCAAGCGTTATCGAAGTCTTCCGCAGACGCCAGTACATGAAGGGTCCGAAGGGCGCGCCATGTTCGATGGAATTGAAACGCAAAGTCTTGGATGCCTGGAAGCAACCGGATGACGTCATGGTTTTCGGGTACACGGCCGAGGAGGCCGATCGCCTGGATGATTTCCGTGAGCTGAATCCCGATCGCCCGGTGATTGCGCCGCTCGTCGATGCCGGACTGACCAAGGATGATTGCAAGGCAATGGTCGAACGCGCCGGCATCGCGCTGCCTGCCATGTATTTGATGGGCTACGACAACGCCAACTGCATCGGCTGTGTGAAGGGCGGCGAGGGCTACTGGCGCGCCATCCGCGAAGACTTCCCCGACTACTTCGAGGCGATTTGCCTGCTGCAGGACGAAATCGGCGAAGGCTCGTGGTTCCTGCGATATCGGTCGGGTCCGAACGAGGGCCAGCGCTTCCCCCTGCGTGATCTCCCCGCAGGCGCACCTCGACGCAACGAGCGATTGCCTTCCTGTTCGTTCTTTTGCGAGATCGCTGAACAGGAGTACGCCGCATGAAACCCTCGATCGCCATTCTCTTCGCTCGCGCCGACAGCATCTACAAGTCGCTGCCCGGATGTGATGTATGGGACGCCGAACGCGATGCGCGCCGGTGGCCGGGCGGCGCGCCAGTGGTCGCACACCCGCCATGCCGCGGCTGGGGCCGTCTCTCGCATATGGCGAAGCCGCGTTTCGATGAGTTGAACCTCGCGGTGTTCGCAGTCGATCAGGTCCGCCGCTTTGGTGGCGTGCTCGAGCATCCGGCCTGGTCGAAGCTATGGGGCCGCTGCGATCTGCCGGCGCCTGGCGCGCGCGACGCATTTGGCGGCTGGACGCTGCCGATTCACCAATACTGGTTCGGTCACCGCGCAGAGAAATCGACGTGGCTATACATCGTCGGTTGCGCGCCGGCCGACATTCCAGATATTCCGCTCGTGCTCGGCAAGGCTCATTTTGTGGTCGGCACTTCCGGCCGGCGCAAAGACGGCAGTCGATTGGGCGTTATGCGTGAGATATCCAAGCCCGAGCGCGAGCACACGCCCGTCGAGTTGGCGAAGTGGCTCGTCGAGCTCGCGCGCCGGTGCGCAACGAATCGTGTCGAGGTGGCCGCATGACCTGGCTCGATCAATGCCACTTCGGCGACTGCCGCGAGTTGATGAAGGCCATGCCCGCTGCGATCGCTGATGCGTGCATCACCGACCCGCCCTACGGCGATACCAGTTTGATTTGGGATCGACGCTGCGCCGGCTGGATCGACCAGGTTTCACGCGTACTCAAGCCAGCTTCCAGCATCTGGGTATTTGGCAGCATGCGCTTCGTCGCAACGCTTTTCGCCGAGATGGATGCCGCGGGATTTCGCTACGGACAGGAAATCGTCTGGCGCAAGCAGAATGGAACAGGCTTCCATAACGACCGATTCCGCCGCGTGCACGAGTTCGCGATCCAGTTCTACCGCGGCGCATGGGAAGACGTCTTCAAGGCGCCGCAGTATTCGAATGACGCAACGGCACGCACGGTGCGTCGCAAGACTCGGCCGACCCATACCGGAAACATCGAAGCTGGTCACTACGTCAGTGAGGATGGCGGTCCGCGCTTGGTCCAAAGCGTGATCGAAGTGCCGAACGAGCACGGCCGCGCCTTGCACCCAACGCAGAAGCCCCTCGCCATCATCGCGCCGCTGATCGCGTACAGCGTGCCGCCGGGCGGCGTCGTACTCGATCCATTCCTCGGCAGCGGATCGACCGGCATCGCTGCGAAGCAACTCGGCCGCCACTTCATTGGTTGCGAAGACGATCCGGCCAGCATGGCGATGCAGGCCGATCGGCTTCGTCAGCGTGCACTTCAGTTGGACGTCGCATGAACGAACTCCCGAATCCTCTCACCCCAGCGGATTGCGAGCTGCGTGAATTCCCGTTCATGCCGCTCGAAGTGAAGCGGTTGCTTTCGTCCGAGACATGGGTTCTCGGCACGGGCGACGAACGCGCGGCGGCGATCACATTATGGCTTGAGAGCTGGCATCAGGTGCCGGCCGCGAGCCTGCCCGACAACGATCGCATGCTCGCGCATCTGTCGCAATCGAAGACGTGGAAGAAGTCGCGTGAGCACGCGTTGCGCGGCTGGGTCCGTTGCTCTGATGGTCGCCTGTACCACGCCGTGGTGGCCGAAAAAGCGCTTGAGGCGTGGCTATCGAAGCTGGTTAGCAGCCTATCTGGCTCGACCGGCAACGCCAAGCGGTGGGGAATCGAGGTCGATACGGAGTCAGTGCGCACCAAGGTAATTCAGGCCGTTGAGCTTCTTCGTGCCATCGCCCCCCAATCGGAATGGCTGGTCAAAAAGCAGGTGAAGAACATCGTGGCGGGATCGCCCCCCGAATCGCCCCCCGACGATAAAAAGATCGCCCCCCGATCTAAAAAAACATCGCCCCCCGAATCGCCCCCCGATCGCAATAGAGAGGGAGAGGGAGAAGGAGTTAACACCCTAGGGGATAGCACGCATGTCGGTACACCTCGCGTGCGCGCTCGCCCCGCCGAAATTTCCGCAGCGATGCGACGGCACGGCATCGAGGCGCAACCCGCCGACCCGCGAATCATCGCTGCATCCGAAGCCGGCTACGCCGTCGAGACGATCGAAGCGGCATGCGCAGAGGCAAAGGCCGCCAAGCCGAACGAGCGCATCTCGCCGCTCTACGTGCTCCGGATCGCCGAACGGTGGACCGCTGACGCAGCAGCACCGCGCGCCACGGCATCACAACGCCCCGCATCCCACGCCCAGACCCGCGACGACAGCCGTCGCCGCGCGGCCTACGAACTCACGACCGTGACCGTTACGGCCACGCCCGACCAACAGCACGCCGAGGTTATCGATGTCGACGCCCGCCGCATTGGCTGAGCCGCCTGCACAGCAGCAATCCGCATGGCCGAAGGACGCAGTTCCCGAGCACTGGATCACCGAGCTTTTCAAGCGCATGCACCGCATGTGGGGCAATGCGTTCCTCGATAAATGGCGCGACGTCGAGATGGACGGCCTGAAAACCGAGTGGGCAAAAGCGCTCAAAAAACTGTCGTCCACGGAACTGAAAGCCGGTGTTGACGCGCTTTTGACGCTGAAATTTCCCCCGTCGTTGCCCGAGTTCTACGGTCTGTGCAAGCAGATGCGATTGCACGAAATGCCGCGTGCAGAGGCTTTGACGGACCAGACGAGGGCAGATGCTGGCACCGTGCACGCCAACGTCTCCCGTATGCGTGAGGCCTTGGGTCCGATGCAGCGGTCGCCCGAGCCGACAGCCGAATGGGCGTACCGCCTTCTCATGCGCGGCGAGTCTGCGTCCGGCAAGCAGCTGACGTTCGAAGTCATTCGCTGCGCGTCCGATGCGATCTCGTCGAGCGCTGGCCGCAAGGTGGTCGAAGACTGCACCGACGATTTTCAACGCGAGAACTACCGCACGATTCGCGAGGCTGTCATCGACGGCTATCGCGCGTCCAACAAACCGCTCTGGGAGACCGTATGAAGCGCACACCGCAACAGCCCCGCGCATGGGATGACGATTGGACGCCGACGCCTTGGGGTTTCGGCTCTGCCGGTGGCATCGATCACTTCTCGCCGCCGCGAGACGTCATCGCCGAGCTGCACGCGGTTGTCGCCGAGGTGACGGGCAAGCCTGTCGAGCCCGCCAAGCGCCGTATCGGCTTTCTTCCCTGATCCGGAGCCGCCATGACCACCAAAACCCCACCCGCCGCCTGGGATCGCCACGCGCTCGAAGTGGCACGCGGCATCGCCAGCATCGACCGCTCGAAGCTGCCCGGGCTGACCACGCAGTTCGTCGCGATCCTGCAGTCCGCGATTGTCGAATCGATGATGATGGCGGCGGAAACGAAAACCCCCGAGGCGGCCGCTGTGGCCGCGCACGGCCAGACCAGCGCACCGGTCGAACAGGGCACCGCGGCTAAGCCTGAGCCTGGCAAGCTCGAAGCCGCGTTAGCGGAGCTGGACGACATGCGCGACGCGCTCGCCGAGTTCCGCAAGCATCGGCGCGACACCTATCCGCACGAAGCGATTTCGATCCTGCTGTCCGCGTTCGACGACATGCTCGTGATCTCGGAAGCCGCCGTGCGCGAAGCCGCACTTTGCGCCGAATCGCAAACTGTCGATGGACGAGTTGCGGAGGGCGGCGGGGAAACTCGTCCGCTTGTCCCGCAAACCCACGCCCAGCAACGTCCGGACGTGGCGGGTAATGGCAGAAGCGGAAGTCCTGGTCGTCCGTTGCTCGGCTATGGCGACTGCCGCTGCATCCTTTCGCAGTATTGCGACGGCACGTGCAATCCGATCTTTGGGGAGTCGGCATGAGCCCCCAGCCCATCGTTTTCACGATCCTCGGCGAGCCGGCCAGCAAGGCGAACAGCCGCCAGATCGTCGTGCGCGGCGGCCGCCCGGCCAGCATCAAAAGCGAGAAGGCGCTCGAGTTCGAGCGCAACGCGCTGCGCCAGATTCCGCCGCGGTATCGCGTGCGTTACACCGGCCCCGTCGCTGTGACGTTGCACATCTTCTACGCCAGCGAGCGGCCCGACCTCGACGAATCGATCGTGCTCGACATCCTGCAGGACCGGTACGAGACACAGAAGCTCACGAAGGCCCAGAAAGAAGCTGGCATGAAGGGCGAACGCTACCTCGTGCAGCGCGGCGTCTACGTCAACGACCGGCAGGTGCGCGAGAAGCACGTGTACCACGGCATCGACCGCGCCAACCCGCGCACCGTCGTGAAGATTCTCCCGCTGCAGCCGCAGCAAACCGAACTGGCGCTGCCTGTGCGCGTCGCCGATCCTTTGGAGGTTTAACCGTGGAAAACCAGCACAAGAAAATCGTCGGCTATCGTGACCTGTCGCAGGTCGAAATCGACCTCATGAATCGCATCAAGGAGAAAGGAGCGGAGATGCTCGAGCTGCAACAGGAGTTGGTTTTGTTGCTGGCACAGCAACAGCATGCGCTCAAGAGCGCGATCGGCTTCGACGAGAAAGAGCGGCTATACGGCAACAGCGAGCCTGCGGTCGAGTTGCGTCGCTTCGACCATGCCGAGCCACATCGTTGGGCTGCGATCGGAAAGACCGACATCCAGACCGGAATCATGGCGCTCGTGCGGGCCGTTGCTCAACCAGCGGTGTGACGCGATGGATCGCACACAACATCCTTCGAACAATGCCGTGCTCGGCGCGCCGGCCGGTTGGGATCAGTCCGGGCTGCCGTGCGGTGCGCTGCCGATCACCCGCGTTCTCGCCGGCGGCGTGCACCATGTGATGTCGTTCTGGCGCCCGACGCCCGACGAACTGAAGGCGCTTGCCGCTGGCGCGCCTGTCGAACTTTGGGTTGTCGGGCAAACGATGCCGCCGGTCGCACTCGCTGTCGAGGTGCTCTGATGCCCACACCCATCACCCGAGAAATGCTTTTCCAACTGTTTTGCCCCGTTCAAACTTCCAAGGAAAGAGCCATGCTGATGACAACCGAACAGGACGAATTCGTATTCAAGACCGCAGTTGAGACGGCCGCTTCACTGGCGCGAAACGGCGAAGGCGAGCAGGAAGCGGTTCGCGCTGCCACTGCAGTCGTTGCTGCAGCCATCGCTGCGCAAAGGAATATCGATGCACTCAATGTCGATGCTGCGCCTGTTGCGAAGGTAGCCGGCACCGGCATCGTTGAGATTTTCGATGAGACTCTGCCCGTCGGAACCCTTTTGCGCCGGGCTTGACATGTCTTCGCCCATCACCCTGCAATCCGCCTGGGCCATCGCTGAGCGCGCCGACGTGACGCCGCAGGTGGCGTTTTACATGGGCGTCCATGCCGCACTATGCGCCCAGTTGGAGGCCGCAGCGCTCGCTGACCAGGGCGCGCTCGACGTCCTGAATATCCTCACCGACGAGGTTGCCGACTTTTTCGAACTCTTCGGCTTGTCGACCGAAGTGCCGAATTGAACCGATAATCACCGCACCGATTATCAGAATCCTGAAAACCCGATTTATCGGGATTGAGAGCGACAAAATGGCTGGAAATGGAAACCCCTCGACACAGTTCTCAAAAGATCGGCAGCCGTCTAAACGCCGCGGTAAAGACTTGCGCACCCGCATTCTCGCCGCGATTAAAGCCGAAACCGGAATGAACGAGCAGGCCTTTTATCGTTCTGTCGCGAGTCGCGCAGTCGAGGGCAAAGACACGGTACTCATGAAAGAGCTGCTGCTGCGCGTGGTGCCGGTCGCGCGGCCGGTGTCGCCCGAGGTGCAGTTCGACTTCCCTGAGGACGGTTCGCCCGTCGCGCAGGTCGACGCCATCATGAAGGCCGTTTCGCTTGGCAAGGTGCCGGCCGACGTCGCGAAGATGCTCGTCGACATGATCCGCGCGAAGCTCGACGTGCTCGAAATCAGTGAACTCGCCGACCGGCTGGCCAAGATCGAGGCGATGCTCGCGCACGAAAAATGAGTCGCCGTCGGATTTCGTACACCGCCATCGCCCGGGTCGAGCAGCTGTTCAAGGGCATCACGACCAAGGCCGCGCCGGCAGTGTTCGGGATTTGCAACATGCAACGCGAGGTCATCAGGCGCGTCGACGTGGACGGCCATGAAACCGACGCCGAGCCCACCGTTTTCATTCCCGCCAAGCTCGAGCGGCTGATCTACCCGAAGCGCCTGAAGATCGTCTACGGCGGGCGCGGGTCGGCCAAGACCCGCAGCGTTGTCTCCATCCTCACTGCCCAGGCATCGGCGCGCCGCGAGCGCGTGCTGTGTCTGCGCGAAATCCAGAATTCGATTGAAGAGTCCAGCCACGCCGAGCTGTCGGAAGAGATCGAGCGGCGCGACCTGTCCGGTTCGTTCGTGGTGGGAAAGAAGATCATCCGCGTGCCGGCCACGCGCAGCAGCTTTTCGTTTCGCGGCCTGTATCGCAACCAGCGCGGCATCAAGGGCTTCACGAAAGCGTCGAAGGCGTGGGTCGATGAAGCCGACGGCGTATCGCGCGACTCGTGGGAAATCCTGATGCCGACGATCCGCGAAAAAGGGTCCGAGGTCTGGGTGACGTTCAACCCGAACAAGGCGCACGATCCCACGTGGACCGACCTCATCGGCCCATACGAGCACCTGCTCGACGATGGCGGGTGCTACGAAGACGATGACGTGCTGATCATTCGCGCGAACTACACGGACAACCCATGGTTCACCGAAGAGCTTGAACTCGAACGCGCGAAGATGGAGCGCGTCGACAAGGATCGCTACAACTGGATCTGGCTTGGCCAGTTCAACAAGCGCAGCAACGAACTGATCTTCGCCGGCAAGTGGCGCACCGAGGCGTTCGAGACACCCGCCAACGTGCGTTTCTTCTTCGGCGCCGACTGGGGCTTCGCGCAAGACCCGACCACGCTCAACCGGTCGTTCGTGAAGGGCAACACGCTCTTCGTCGACTACGAGGCGAACAGCCTGCGGCAGAACGCTGGCAAAGGCGTCGATCTCGACGAGTTGTGGAAGCTGTTCGCCGGCAGCGAAGGCATGCGGCCGGCGCAGCGCCAGCAATGGAAAGCGGAAGACGCGCTCAAGTATCCGGGCGTGCCAGGCGCCCGTAAATGGAAGATCAAGGCCGACTGCGCGCGGCCCGAGACGATCAGCCTGGTTGCCAAACAGGGCTTCAACATCGACGCCGCGAAGAAGTGGGGCGGCTCCGTCGAAGACGGTATTACGTTCCTGCGCGGCTTCGATGAGATCGTGATTCACCCGCGCTGCGTCGAAACGATTAAAGAGTTCGAGCGATATTCGTACAAGGTAGACAAACAAACCGGCGATATTTTGCCGATAATCGTCGACAAGCATAACCACCACATAGACGGCATCAGATATTCGATGGACGGTTATATCCGGGGCCGTAATGGACTGAATATATCCGCTGATGCGTTGCAAGCCGTGGCGGCTGCTTAAACCCGATTATTTTCCGGTTAATTGCCGGATTAATGGAGATTCACCGAAATGCGCTCCCATCGCCTCTCCCTGCTCAGTCTCGCGCTTGCCGCACTCATGCCGCTCCATATGACCGACGAATCCGCGGCGTCGAGCGACCCAAACGCCAATGCATCGTCTGCGGACGCCGCTGCCGCAAGCGGCGAGCTGTCGTCTGCGGAGAATGCGTCGACCTCGCCCGACATCGCGACCGACGTGTCGCAGGCCGCGGCCGACATGCAATCGCAAGCGCCGGCCGCGGAGGGTGGTACGGCCGCAGCGGGGAGCAATTGGCAGCCTCTTCGAGCGGTACGTCGAGCGAATTGGCGGATACGACTGCCACGCAGACGAGCGAGACCTCCGCGCAGTCCTCGGCGCCGACCGGTGATCCGGCCGTCCCGGTCAACGAGAACACCGGCAAGGTCGAGGTCGCGGCCGATGCGCATGCCGAAGCGAAGGATCGTTTCGCCGGCCTGATGGCGCGCCTGCACAAGTTCGAAAACGAGGCAGTCGACGAGCTGAAGAGCGATCTGATGGCGATCGCAACGTTGCTGCACCTGCATACGAACGCTTCGGCGTCGGCTGCCACGACCGGCGATTACAAGCCGGCTGACCTCTCGTAACCACACGGCGGCGCGCCCATGCTGAGCAAATTCCGTTCTGTCTTCGGCGCGTCGCTGCTGCCCGCAGCGCCCGCGGCATCCCGCGATGCGGCGCCGCGCGCTGAGCCGCGGTGGCCGACCATCGAAGGCCCGCGCCGTGGCGTGAAAATCAATCCCGGGCTCATCGATCAATTGCTCGCCGACCAGCGCGGCGCTGGCGCGGCGATAGACTGGGCCGCGAAGTTCAGGCAGCCTGAGCTGGCAAAAGACACGATCCCCGCCGGCCAGAAGCGTCCCGAGCTGGCGATGGACTCCATGTGCGACAACATGGCGGCAACCATCGGCGCGTGCTCGGGCTTCAACCAACTCTCGGGCGTTGACTTCATCGGCTATGCTGCGCTCTCGCTGCTGTCTCAGCATCCGCTTATCCGCGCCGCCGTCGACACGCTTGCCGACGAGATGACACGCAAGTGGATCGAGTTCACCGGACAGGGCGAGGAAGAGTCGGACGCCGAGCGTGTGAAGGCGTTGCAGGCGGCGACGGAAAAGTATCACCTGAAGGAATATTTCAACCGGGCGGCGAAGAAGACCGGCTATTTCGGCGGCTGCATGCTCTTCATCGATATGGGCGATAACACACGCACTGATGCCGGCCTCGCCGAAGTGCAGACGCCTCTCACGCTCGACAATGGCAAGATCAAGAAAGGCTCGTTCAAGGGCTTCCGCCTGATCGAGCCGATCAACTGCTACCCGGCGCCGTACAACGCGGATAATCCGCTTGAGCCTGGTTACTACCGGCCGGACGCGTGGCTCGTGCAGGGCCGCAAGGTGCATGCTACCCGCCTGTTGCATTTCATCCAGAACGAGCCGCCGATCCTGCTCAAGCCGGCGTACAACTTCTTCGGTATTCCGATGGCACAGATGGCGCTCGATTACGTCGATCGCTTCGACACCATCCGCATTTCCGTCGCCAAACTGGTCAAGCGGTTCAGCACGTCGGTCCTGAAAACGGACATGAGCCAGATGCTGAGCGGCGGTGGATACGAAGATGCGACGTCATTGCGCGCGCGCGCCGCGCTCTGGTCGATGCTTGGATCGAACGATGGTCTGCTGACCCTTGACAAGGAGATGGAGGACTTTGTCCAGGTCAATACACCTCTCTCCGGCCTCGCCGATATCGTCTCGCAGTCGCTCGAGCTGCTCGCCGCCATTTTCCGGCAGCCCGCCGTGAAGCTGCTCGGCATCTCGCCGAAGGGTTTCAACTCGACCGGCGAGTACGACGAGTCGAACTGGTACGACCATGTGGCGAGCCAGCAGGCCATCATGTTCGCCGACAACCTCGACAAGGCGATCAAGGTCATTCAGCTATCCGAGAACGGCCAGATTGACGATGATCTGACGCACCGCTTCCTGCCGCTGCACGAGCTCAGCGAAATGGACAAGGCGACCATTCGCAAGTCAAACGCGGACGCTTATGCGATCTACGACGAGCGCGGTGTGCTCAGCCCCGAGGAAGAGCGTACGCGCCTCGCTGCCGACCCGGACAGCGGATACGACTCCATCGACGTTGATGACCTGCCTGTGCGTCCGGATGTCGAGTCGGGCGAGAACGAAGACAGCGATGCCGGCACGAGCGCGCAAGCCTAAGGGGCAGGCGCGCCCGGCGCGCCCCAGCGCCGCGCTGCGTATCGCCTATCAGCGCAAGCTTGAGGCGATGATCGATGAAATGCACCGCTCCATGCTGTACTGGCTGCGCGCCACCTACCGCGATCGCGAAAGTGAGATTGCGCTCGACGCGAGCCCCGCACGTGACCTGGCCGACCAGCTCGCGCGCCGCGCGCGCCAGTGGCGCAACATGTTCGCCGATCGTGCTCCGGACCTCGCGCGCGAATTCATCTCGAAGGTTGATCGCCACGCCACCAACGCGACGAAGCAGGCAGCCACCGCGCTGACCGGTCTCTCGGTATCGGTGAAAGACACGCTCGTCTCGAACACGGTCATGCAGGCGTCGATCGAGGAAAACGTGTCGCTCATCAAGTCGATCCAGTCGCAGTATGCGACCGAGGTCGAGGGGCTTGTGATGCGCAGCGTGACGGCGGGCCGCGACCTGCAGTTTCTGACCAACGAGCTTGAGCAGCGATATGGCATTACGCGGCGGCGCGCGAAACTCATCGCCAACGACCAGAACAACAAGGCGACCGCCCAGATGGCGCGTGTGCGGCAACGTGACCTTGGCGTCAAGAAGGCTCGGTGGCTTCACACGGGCGGTGGGAAACATCCTCGTCCGGATCACGTTGAGGCAAACGGGAAAGTGTTTGATTTAGATAAGGGTCTGTATATTTCAGGCAGATGGGTATTTCCCGGTGAAGACATCAATTGCGGATGCGTAGCCGCGCCGATTATCCCCGGCGTTGACAGCGACGAAGACGAATAATCGCCGACGGCGGTTTATTTTGGTTGACGTGCCATAAAATCGGTGCCTAGTTAAACGCTAGCCGCAACCGATGAAAACGAATAACGCTGGTCCTCTCCTTGCGTACGACAAAATGACCGTTCGCCGCGTCGATACCGACGGGAGAATGTTCGTCAAGACCAGTCACATTTCAAAGGCCGGTGTTAATCCGTATTACGGCCGCGAGATTCCGAAGTGGGACGAACTTGGTCTGGATCCGGACAAGGTCTATCAGGTGTTTCGCCCACCAGAAGAGCTTGAGCGGGCAGTCGATACGTTCAATACGATCCCCGTCCTGTTGGTGCACAAACACCATACTGCAGAAAACCCGCAAAAAGAGCTGATTATCGGCTCGACGGGTTCAAATGCAGTGTTTGACGGAATCCATCTGGATAATGCGCTTGGGTTTTGGGACGCCCAATATATCGACAAAATCGACGACGAGACCCAGCGCGAGTTGTCGTGTTCCTATCGTTATATTCCTGTTTTGGCAAGCGGAACCTATAATGGCGCGCAATACGATATCAAGATGACGCAGATTGAAGGTAATCACGTCGCTTTAGTCGTAGAGGGCCGCGCCGGCCCGGATGTACTGGTTGCTGATAATCAAATCCTCCCACCTGTAAAGGTTAAAACCGTGAAACTGAATCCCAAGCAATTGGCAGCGCTTAAAAAGCGCCTGCCGTCGCTGAAAGTGGCGATGGATGAAGGCATCGACACCGCCGGCGTGGAAACCGCTCTCGAAGAAGCTCTTGAAGAGGTGCAGGCGCTCGGCGAGAACGCTGTCACCGACGACGCGGAAGGCGGCAATGCCGAAATCCTCGCGTTGCTCAAGCAGGTGATGGAGAAGCTCGGCGACAAGCCGGCCGCTTCCGACGAGGTTGCCGAGACGGCCAAGGCGGCCGAAAAGGCCGAAGCCGCCAAGAATGCCGCGGCGATGGACGAGAAGATCAAGGCAGCAGCCGACGGCGCGCGCATTTCGATCGAGACTCGCTTTCGCGCCGCGGAGAAGGTTGCGCCGATCACCGGCAAGCTCGACGCCATGGCCTTTGACTCGGCCGATGCGATCTACGCCCGCGCGCTCGAGGTCGGCGGCATGAAACCTGCCGAGCACAAGCCGGAAGCGTATGCGGGGATCGTCGACGTGCTGCTGCAGAAGCGCAGCGCGCCGGTGACGCCGCACGGCGCAGCCGACGCCGCTGGCGCTGCGGACCTGCTCAAGCAGTTCCCGGCGCTCACCAATATCCGCCACGCCTGAGGACACCATGAGCTTCCCGAACGCAGTACGTCTGCAACCCGAAGTCGGCGTGCCGGGCACGCGGGCTTCGATGAATCCCATTTCCGTGGTTTCGCGTGTCGCGCAGACCGCAGTCAACGTCGCACGCTTCGTGTGGCCGGGCACCGACACCGACAACCAGGTGCAAAACACCGGCACCGGCAAGCCGCTCGGTCTGGCGATCACCGATCAGGTTGGCGTGATCCCGAACTACCTGCAGGAATTCAGTATGTCCGTGCCGGCCGGTATGGCGGTGCAGGTTGCTGAGCGCGGTGAGTGGTTCGCCACCTCGGCCAATGTATCGACGCTCGGCCAGAAGGTATTCGCCACACTCGCCGACGGCACGCTGCAATTCGGTGCGGCCGGCGCGACGATCGCGGGTGCGATCGAAACCGCTTTCGTAGTGAGCCGCGGCGGCGCCGCGAATGCGGTTATCAAGATTTCGACCTGGAGCGAACTCGCATGAAGCTGAACCAACTGCGCGACTTTGGCATCGTCCTCGCGCACGATGCACAGATGCTCACCCCCGAGGTGCGCACGAAGCTGCTCGGCGAGATGATCGCGATGGACGCGGCGGGCCCGCTCGTTACGATGCCCAACAATGGCATTCCGCAGCAGCTCACCAACTACTTCGATCCGCGCGTGATCGAGGTGCTGGTGGCGCCGATGAACTCCGAGCTGCTGTACCCGGCCGTGCAGAAGGGCGACTGGGTAACGTTCTCGACGACGTTCCTCGTCGTTGAATCGACCGGTGAAACCGCGACGTACGGCGACTACTCCGAAAACGGCCAATCGAGCCACAACACGCAGTTCCCGCAACGCCAGTCGTATGGCTTCCAGACCAACACGCAGTGGGGCGACCAGCAGATGGCCGTCGCTGCGAAGGCGCGCCTCGACTACGCGCAGCGCCAGCAGATCGCATCCGCGCTGATCCTGCGCAAGAAGGAAAATGCGATCAACCTGTTCGGCGTCGCTGGCCTGCAGAACTATGGCCTGATGAACGATCCGTCGCTGATCACGCCGGTCGCTCCGACCACGGGCGCAGGCGGCAACACGTGGGCGCAGAAGACGGCAGACGAGATTTATGCCGACTTCGTGCTGCTGTGGGCCAACCTGATCGCACAGGGCAATGGCCTGATCAACACCAAATCGTCGGTGAAGGTCGGCATCCCGAACATCGTCGAGCAGACCCTGACGAAGCAGAACGGCTTCGGCCAGGTGCTCTACGACCGGCTGAAGCTCGCATACCCGAACATGAAGATCGAAACGATCCCCGAGTTCGCGACGAGCGGCGGCAATCTCGTGCAGATGATCGCGCAGGATGTCGAGGGCCAGCCGACTGGCGAACTGGGTTTCGCCGAACGCATGCGCGCGCACGGTGTGGTGCGTCACTCGTCCTCGTACTCGGAGAAGAAGTCCGGGCGCAACTGGGGCGCGGTGATCTATTACCCGAACTTCATTTCTCAAATGCTGGGGGTCTGACATGCCGGAAACGAACGACACGCAGGTTAAGCAACCTGCCGAAAAGAAGCCGGCACCGAGCGCACCGAGCGCAGCGCCGGCCACGTCTGGCGAGACTGTGACCGTGTACTGCAAGCTGCCGCACGGCATCCGCTACAACCTGCCGAGCGGCGAAGAATTGCGTTTTGTCGGCGCGCTCGGCGATGAGCGCTCGCAGTTGCAGGTCTCGGGTCTGGCCGGGCGCGACAGCGTCGCCGGCTTCGGCGTGACGAAGAACGTCAGCGTTGAGGCATGGGCGTGGGTGGTCGAGAAGTATGGCAAGGATGCCGCGCACCGCAACGGCCTGATCTTCGCGCACGAGAAAGAGAAGTCTGGCAGTGCCGAAGCGAAGGAAAAGGCCGACGAGAAGACCGGCTTCGAGCCGATCGACCCGAGCAAGGATCCGAACAACGACAAGGAAGGGAATAAGCAGAACCTTGGCGGCGGCTCGGCACCGGACGCTAGCGCATAATGAGCACCCCGTCCGGCGTCGTCACCTTCGACCCTGAGGCCTTCAAGGCTCAGTTCACTGCGTTCGCGACGACATCGGATGCAACGCTTCAGATGTATTTCACGCTGGCCACTTACTACCTGAACAATTCGCCGTGCTCGGTCGTGCAGGATCTCGGCATGCGCGCGGCACTCCTGAATCTCATCACTGCGCATATCGCTTTCCTGCTCGGCCGCATTGCTGCGGGCGACGGCTCCGATGCGGCGCTTGTCGGCCAGGTGCAATCGGCCGCCGAAGGTAGCGTCAACGTATCGGTGGTCGCATCCGCCTCGCAAAGCGCCGAGTTCTGGAAGCAGAGCCAGTACGGCGCGATGTTCTGGCAGATGGCGCTGCCGTTCCGCTCGTTCCGCTACTTCGCCGCGCCGGTGTTCCCATGTGCGCCGTCAAGGTTGTAGGCGGCGGCAAGATCGAAGCAGCGCTCGCGCGCTATCTCGATGGTGCGACGAAGACCATGCGCGCCGGTGTCCTCGAAGGTTCCCGCTATCCCAACGGTCTGCCGACCGCGCTCGTCGCGTTCTGGAACGAGTACGGCGCGCGCATCCAGCACCCAGGCGGCACGAAGTACATCACCGACGCGATCGTGAAGGGCAAGTACGTTGGCACACGGTTCGTGAGCAATGACTTTTCCGGCCATCACCAGACCACGAAGGCGCATGAGATCGTAATTCCTGCGCGGCCGGCGCTGCGCAACACGGTGGCCGAGAAGGCGACGCGCTGGGCGCAGGTGCTCGGCGTCGCGCTGAAGGCAAACGGCGGCGATATGGACAAGGCGCTGCGTATGGTGGGCGAGGCGGCGGTGGCCGACATCAAGCGCACGATCGGCACATTCACCGATCCGCCCAACGCGCCGTCAACGATCGCGAAGAAGGGCCATGATCAACCGCTGCGCGACACGAAGAACTACCTGAATTCCATCGCTTACGACATTGTGGACGGGCCGGTCGATGAGACTCCGTAGCATCGCAAACGGGATTATCCAGCCCGTCAATCCGAACACCGCGGCGCAGCTCATGCGCAGCACCGGCTACACGACGGCCAGCGACGGCAGCCGCACGCCGACCTACTCGACCACCGCCGCGTCGGTGCAGGTTCAGGCGCTCAGCGCGCCGCAGCTCGCGCACCTCGACAGCCTGAACATTCAGGGCGTGCTGCGCAATGCACGGCTCGACGGCGATTGGCGCGGTGTCTACCGCCCGGGTAACCAGGGTGGCGACATGATCGTGTTCGGCTCTACGCCTGACGTGCGGCCGGACCTGCGGGGCACGACGTGGCTTGTAGTGCAGATATTGGAGACGTGGGCCGACTGGTGCTCGCTCGCGATCCAGTTGCAGAAGAGTTGACCATGCCAGTCACGACATCGATCCTCGAAACCAACGTCTTCGACACGCTGCGCGCGTTTCTGCTCGCGGTCGTGCCGGCCGGCACCGAGGTCATCAAGGGGCAGCAGAACCGCCTATCCGAACCCGAGAGCGATGACTTCATTGTGATGACGCCGCTCTTCAAGATGCGCCTGTCGACGAACGTCAACACGTACACCGACCCGGGCACGAATCCGGGCACGAAGAACAGCCGCGCAGGGCTCGCGTTTCACATCCAGCTCGACGTGCACGGTCCGGCTTCGGGCGACACGTCGGCAATTATTGCGACGCTATTTCGCGATGATTATGCGGTCCAGCAATTCAAATCCTCAGGTTTCGATATTTCGCCGCTTTACTGCGACGATCCGAAGCAAATGCCCTTTACAAATGGCGAAAATCAGTATGAGGACCGTTGGATAATCACGACTGTAATTCAGTACAATCCCATCACACAAACGCCGGTTGATTTTGCTGACGAACTCGATATTCAGATCATCAGCGTCGATGCGGCTTACCCACCCGGAGCCTGACGAATGTCGATCCCCGCATCCCTAATCGCGAACGCGATTCCGAGCGTCATCAGCGCGGGCGGCACTGCGCTCGATCTGATTGGTTTTATGCTGACGAATAATCCGCGTGTGCCGATTGGCAGTGCGCCGCGCTTTCCGACGGCCGACGCGGTTATCGATTATTTCGGCGCCGGCTCACCCGAAGCCAATCTCGCTTCCGTGTATTACAACGGATTCAACAATTCGACGAAAAAACCCGGTTCATTGGGCTTTTATCAGTATCCGACGGCACCGGTTTCGGCTTACCTGCGCGGCGGCTCGCTCGCAGCGATGACGCTCACGCAATTGCAGGCGTTGTCGGGCACGCTCAGCGTGACGCTCGACGGCACGGTGAAGACGTCGACCAGCATCAACCTGTCTGCTGCGACCAGTTTTTCCAACGCTGCGGCGCTGATCGCTGCGGCGTTCACCGGCGGCCCGACAGTCACCTTCGACAGTATCGCTTCGGCATTCGTGCTCACGTCCACCACCACCGGCGCACCGTCGACGATCACGTTCGCTACTGGCACGCTCGCCGCCGGCCTGTCTCTCACGCAGGCGACTGGCGCGGTCACGTCGCAGGGTGCGGTGGCCGCAACGCCCGCGACTGCGATGGCCGCGCTGAAGAAGCTGACCACGAACTGGGCGTCGTTCATGACGACGTTCGATCCCGACAATGGCGCGGGCAATACGCAGAAGCTTGCCTTCGCCGCGTGGAACGTCACGCAGAACAACCGCTTCCTCTACGCCGCATGGGATCAGGATCAGGCGCCGACCGTGGGCGCTGCGCCGACCTCGCTTGGTGCGCAGGTGAAGGCGAACAGCATGTCGGGCGTGGCTCCCCTGTGGGCGCCGGCTGACAAGGCTGCTTTCCTGATGGGCTATGTCGCATCGCTCGACTTTAGCGCGACGAATGGCCGTGCGACTGCGGCGTTCCGCTCGCAGGATGGTTTGACGGCCGACGTGACCGATGGCGACGTGTACACGAACCTGATCGCCAACGGCTACAGCTGCTACGGCGATTTCGCGACCGCGAACGACGACTTCGACTTCCTCTCGAACGGCCAGATCGGCGGCCAGTTCGACTGGATCGATTCGTACGTGAACCAGATCTGGCTGAACAACCAGTTCCAGCTCGACATGATGACCGGGCTCACGACGTACAACTCGATCCCGTACAACCCCGACGGCGACGCGCTGATCGAGGCGATGGTGAAAGACACCATCACGCAGTTCAAGAATTTCGGCGGCCTGCGCGCCGGCGTGCAACTGTCGTCAACGCAGGCCGCGGAAGTGAATGCGGCCGCCGGTCTCGCGATCGACGGCACCCTCTTCACGGCAGGATGGTATCTGCAGGTGCTTGCCTCCGCGACGCCGCCCGAGGTGCGCGTGGCGCGCGGCAGCCCCCCTCTCAATTTCTGGTATATGGATGGCGAAAGCGTCCAGGTTCTCCAGATGGCTTCTGTGCTGGTTCAATAAGGACGCGAGACCATGGATATCACCGCTTCGAACGCAATTTTCATGCTCTCGGTCACGACCATTTTCCCGGCCGCGCAGAGGCTTCAGGGATACTCGGCTGACGCTGCCTTCGCGACGGACGCTGTCGAGATCGCGCAGACCGGCAAGGGCGTCGACGGCAAGATGTTTGCTGGATACACGCCGTACAACACCCCGCAGAACATCACGATCATGCCGGATTCACCTTCCTTGCCACTGTTCCTGCAGTGGGTGCAAGCCATGAAGGCGACGCAGAGCATTTTCGTTGCGCAGGGCTCGGTGTCGATTCCTTCGATCCGGCAGAAATGGACACTCTCCAATGGCGTGCTCCAGCGCATTCCTTCCATCCCGAGCGTGCAGAAGGTACTCCAGGCTATGGAGTTCCAGATCGTGTGGGATAACGTTGACCCGGCTCCGTTCTGACCATGCGCAAATCTACCGTTTTCACTGCGACCGACGGGCGCGACAAGGGCAAGGCCTTCCTCATCACGGAGTTGCCCGCTGAAGAGGCCGAAGACTGGGCAATGCGCGCGCTCTTCACGATGGTCAACGCGGGCGTCGAGATTCCCGACGAGCTGCTCGGCGCCGGTCTCGCCGGTCTCGCGGCGCTCGGTCTGAAGTCGCTGACGAAGGTTCCATACGATGCGGCGAAGCCGCTTTTCCAGACCATGATGCAATGCGTGCAGGTGCTGCCCGATCCGCGCGACCATCGCACCGTGCGCCCGCTCATGACCGACGAGGATATCGAGGAAGTGTCGACGCGCCTCGCGTTGCGCAAAGCCGTCATGAATCTGCATATGGGTTTTTTTCTCGACGCCGCCCGCTCGCAATCGGCCGCGGACGCGGCGCCGCAGACCCCCACCTGATCGAGTACGTGAACATGCCGCGCGCGATCGCCGTGGTGTGTTCCGAACGTCTCGCCACGCTCGTCGAGCTTCAGACGGTTCTAGGTGCAGAAGACCTGTACAACCTGCTGGAAATCGTCGCTGTGGACCGTCATAACGCACGCGTGCTGAGCGAACCGAAGAAGGGGCAATAGCGCATGGCGACCATCGTAGACGCCCTTGTCGTGACATTCGGCTTGGACACTTCCCAGTTCAAGAAGGAAAAGGCCGAAACCACCAAAGCGACGAAGCAGCTCACCGACGCAGAGAAGCGCTCGGGCAAAGAGATCGAAGAGGCGAACAAGCGCGCGGGCGAGTCGTTCAAGCGCGTGCGCAACGAAGTGCTCTCGCTGCTCGCGATTTTCACCGCAGGCATGGGCCTGAAGAACTTCACCGAGAGCACGATCGCGTCGGCGGCAAACCTCGGCTTCATGGCGAAGAATCTGCAGATGAGCACGACCGAGCTCTCTGCGTGGCAGCGCGCCGCCGAGCGTGCTGGCGGTTCGGCCGAGGGCATCACGAAGGCGTTGCAGGATTCTCAGCAGACGGTCGCCAAATTCAAGATCGGGCAGGTGGATGACAGCGCACAGGCGTTCTTGCGCTGGGGCGGCAACGTCAACGACCTGAAAGACGGCAACACCTATCTGCTCGCGCGCTCGCGCATCATCCATTCGATGTTCGAGCAGGATCCGGCGCGCGCGCGTCTGATCGCGCAGGCCATGGGTGTTGGTGATGGCGAATTCAACCTGATCAAGCAGGGACCGCAGGCGATTGAAGCGCTCGTCGCCGCGCAGCGTAAGAACAGCGCCGTGACCGACGAGATGGCCGCCAAGGCGCTCAAGCTGAAAAACGAATGGCTCGATCTATCCGACCGGCTCAAATACACCGGCACGACGATTGTGCTCGAGCTGATCCCGATTTTTGAGAAGTGGGCACAGAAACTTCAGGTGCTCGCCGACTGGGTAGCCGATCACAAGGCCGATATCGCCCAATGGATCGACAACGCGATCGCGGCTGTGCAGCGCTTCATCCAGTGGGCGGACAAGGCCGCTGAGTCGGTGGGCGGATGGAAGAATGTGCTGATCGCATTGGCGGCCATCAAGGTGCTGTCCGCGACGAGCGGCTTGCTCGGACTCGCGGGCGCACTGACAAGCGTCGGCGGCGCGCTCGGTGGTCTGGCGGCCGCGCCCGCGATTGCGGGTCTTGCGACGCTTGTGGGCCTCGCTGGCCTGTCAATCGAGAAGATCAAGGAATCCACAGAGCCGGGCCACTTCGTCGGCCGCAACGCTGGTGCAAAGAATCAGGTGCCGCTGCGAAAATCTGACACGAACGCCGCACTTTGGGAGAACGTCAAATCCGGTTCGAAGAGCTTTTTCACCACGGAGAAGGGGCACTTCGTCTCGCGTACGAATGGCGCCGAGCAGCAACGTGCGCGCGTAGCGCTCGACTATTTCATGAAGCAGGGCTGGAGTCGTGAACAGGCCGCCGGTATCGTCGGAAGCTTGCAGCAGGAAAGCGGCGTTGATCCAACTTCGCGCAATAAGTCTTCAGGTGCATACGGCATCGGCCAGTGGCTAGGTAGTCGCGTCGCTGACTTCAAGACGTGGTCAGGGCATAACCTCGAAGGGTCGAGCATCGAAGAGCAGCTCGCGTTCATGCAGTACGAACTGACGAAGGGAAAAGAGCAAGCTGCCGGGCGACAGTTGCGGGCGGCTCGCACCGCACAGGAAGCAGCAGCAATTCATGCGCAGGCCTACGAGAGGCCCGGTGCGGCCGAGGCTAACATTGCGCAGCGGCAGGCATATGCATCCGCGTTGCTTGCTGCGGCGGCCCAGGCTAACGCTGCGCAGATCGCGGCACAGGTGCCCAGCGCGCGCGACGCGGCTCCATCGACCTCCAACGTCTCGACGAGCACCAGCACGGCCGAAACGCACGTCACCGGTCCGATTACGATCAACACGAAGGCCACCGACGCCGCGGGCATCGCGCGAGACCTGCACGGCGCCATCGGGCAGTACAACTTCACTGTTCCGCAAGCCAACACGGGGGTGAGCTGATGCCGATGCCGAACCTCGATATTCCGCAGTTTCCAGATGTGCCGAATCTGCCCGGTGTGCCGGCGCTCGCGAGATCGATTGCATCGCAGGCCGGAGCTGGCGTGAACCGGCTGGCGGCCCTGGTAGGGTTGCCGCCTATCGTCACGCTTGCTCAACCGGTATGGGGCGTATTCGATGACCAGAATCGCCGCGTGGCGATAGCCGATAGCGTGCGCTCGATGGATTACAGCAGTGAATCGCGCATCTCGGATTATCCGCAGGAAACTGGCGCGTTCGAATCCTACAACAAGGTGAAATTGCCGTATTCGGCAACTGTCATCATGACGGTCGGAGGCGATATGCATAGACGGTCCGTGTTCCTGAGTGATCTTCAGAAAGCCAAGGATTCGACGGACCTCTATAGCATCGTGACACCCGAGGCAACATACCTGAACGCGAACATTGTGGGCATGCGTTATAGCCGCACGCAAAGGGATGGTGCGACGCTGCTCACCGCCGAGCTGCACATCGAGGAAGTTCGGGATACGGCCACCGCGGCTTTCGCCGATAACACCAGGAATCCCGCTTCGTCTGATCCGGTCAGCCTTGGTCAGGTACAGGCGCAGCCACCGACCGCCGCGCAGTCAGCGCTTTTCGGTCCAACGTCGGTCGTGCAGGGGACCACCTCACCGCAGAACGTCACCTTTACCGGAGCGACCTGATGCAGATCGTTCCACTTTCCGCGATTCCATCGGTAAGACTGAGCATTCTGCTAGGCGGCCAGAACTGCCAGATCAAGGTGTATCAGAAGACAACCGGCGTCTACCTCGACCTATCGGTCAATGACGCGCCGGTCGTGTCGGGCGTCATCTGTCGTGACCGCGTGGCGCTCGTGCGCGATGCTTACCTGGGATTCACCGGTGACCTGTCTTTCTTTGACACGCAGGGTGTGTCCGACCCGTCCTATGAGGGCTTTGGCGCGCGGTGGCAACTCGTCTATCTCGAAGCGGGTGATCTGTCATGACTTTCTCGCGCAAAAAGATCGACCTCACAATCACGCTTGGCACCGGTCAATTCGGCGATTCAGGCTCGAACACCGTCACGCTGTCGGGCCTGCGCGTGCACGCCGGAGTGCAGGCGTTTGGCGGCGACGCCATGCCGCAGGCCCAGTTGCGCGTCTTCGGGCTGCCGCTCGACATGGTGAACCAGTTGACAACCATCGGTCCGATCAACTCGGCGATCATGTTCCGCAATTCTGTGCTGATCGCAGCCGGCGACGACGATGACGGTATGCAGACCGTCTATAGCGGCAACATCTGGCAGGCATGGGGCGAGTTTCAGGGCATGCCAGACACGCCACTGAACATCACCGGCCTCGGTGGCCTCGCCGCCGCGCTCAAACCGGTGGATGCGCTCAGCTACGTGGGCCCGACTGATGTCGCGCAGATCATGCAAACGCTCGCGACCACGATGGGTCTCGCATTCGAAAACAACGGTGTGTCGGTGCAGCTCTCAAGCCCATACCTACCCGGCACTGCCTTGCAGCAGGCGCGGGCATGCGTGCGCGCTGCCGACATCTATTTCGCGATCGACCGGGGCACGCTTGCGATCTGGCCCAAGGGCGCAGCACGCGGTGGCGACGTGCCGCTGATTTCGCCGGAAACTGGCCTGGCCGGATATCCGACGTTCTCAAGCAATGGCCTGGGCCTTACCACGCTGTTCAATCCGCAGATCAAGCCGGGCGGTGTCGTGCAGGTCGAAAGCTCACTGACAGTGGCCAATGGAAAGTGGTTGGTCATGCAGGTGCAGCACGCATTGCAAAGCGAGACACCGGGCGGCCAGTGGTTCACGCAGATCGTTGGGGTGCCGCTCAATGCCCAATGATCAACTCGGCTACCGCGGCGCAGCGGACGCGACAAGCGGCGGCTCTCCTTACAGCGAAAACCTGTTCCTGATCCATCAGGTGCTGGCAGCCGTCAGCACGGCCAAGCTGGTGCGCGTCGAAGCGGTCACGAACGCCGGTGATCTTTCGCCGGTCGGCTTCGTCGACGTGCTGCCGCTCGTGAATCAGCTCGACGGTGAGAACAACGCGGTACCGCACGGTGTCGTGCACAACATTCCGTACTTCAGGCTGCAGGGCGGCACGAATGCGGTGATCCTCGATCCGCAGGTTGGCGATATCGGCCTGTGCATCTTCGCCGACCGCGATATTTCGGCAGTGAAGAACGCGAAGGAAGTCGCGAATCCGGGTTCGAAGCGGCGCTTCGACATGGCCGATGGCCTGTACCTCGGCGGGTATCTCAACGGCATGCCTGTGCAGTATGTTCGGTTCTCAGCGGCCGGGATCGATATCGTCTCGCCCACGCAGATCCGCCTGGCCGCGCCAAACATCGTCCTGCAGGCGACGCAGAACATTGGTTTGACCGCCGGCACGGAAATCACGAACTCTGCGCCCGCGATCGAGATGGATGGCCAGATGACACAGGGTGAAGGCCCACTGGGCGGCAGCGCGGCGATGCAAGGTCCGCTGACCGTCGTGCAGGACGTTACCGCCGCCGGCAAGAGCGTCAGCACTCACACGCACCATGAAAATGGCGCCGGCAGTAACACCAACCCGCCAAACTGATCATGAAAACTCTCTTGCTCGATCAAACCAGATGGGATCTCGTGCTGGATGCAGCCGGCAACATCGCGGTCGCGAGCGATCCATACTCGATCGCCCAGGACGTGGCGAGCGCGGTGCGTACGTTCCAGGGGGAGTGCTGGTTCGATATCACCGTCGGCGTGCCGTATTTTCAGGAAGTGCTCGGCCAGGATCCTCCTCTTCAACTTCTGCAGTCGCTGATAGAGCAGGCCGCGCTCACGGTGCCGGAAGTGGCCAAAGCCGCGGCGACGATCACCTCGTTCGAGAACCGCGTGATCACCGGCAACGTGCAGGTGACTACCACCAGCGGCATCACTATCCCTGTTTCTTTCTGAGGCATCCATGGCAGATCCGAATTCCAGCGTCCCGCCGATCAACTGGTTGCCGAGCGGCCCGGTCGTACCCGACGAATCCGATATTTTCGACGGCGTGATGGCTGATGCAAACGCCGCGTTCGGCGGCGGGATGAACACAACGAACCTGTCCACTCCGCAGGGCCAGCTAGCTCAGAGCACGACCGCGATCATCGGCGCGAAGAACGACGACATGCTGGAAGTCGTCAATGGCATGGACCCCGACAAGGCTGACGGTCGTTTTCAGGATGGCATCGGTCGCATCTATTTCATCGACCGCAACCCGGCCGAGCCGACTGTCGTCACCGCGACATGCATGGGTGCGGTGGGCACACAGATCCCGATCGGCACGAAGGCGAAAGCGACCGACGGCAACTTCTACATGTGCACACAGCCCGGCGAGATTCCGGTGAGCGGCACGATCGACCTGCAGTTCGCGTGCACTGTCACAGGTCCTATTCCGTGCCCCGCCAACTCGCTGAGTGTCTCGCAGGCGATTCCCGGGCTCGATCGCATCACCAATGCATCGGCCGGCGTGATCGGCTCGCTTGTGGAGTCGCGTGCGGACTTCGAGAACCGGCGCCGGCAGTCGGTGGCGCTTAACGGGTCGGGCGCGGTGCCAAACGTGCGCGGCCGAGTGCTCAGCGTAGCTAACGTGCTCGATGCCTACGTAACTGACAACGGCCAACCGGTCGACGTTGTGATCGGCGGCGTGACCGTTGGCAAGAATTCGCTATACGTGTGCGTGGCGGGCGGCGCCACGCAGGATATTGCGCAGGCGATCTGGACAAAGAAGAGCCCAGGCTGCAATTACACGGGCGGCACCAGCGAGATCGTGTTCGACACTGACGGATATACAGCACCGTTCCCACAATTTACTGTTCAATTCGATATCGCAACCGGACTGCCGATCCTCTTCAATGTGCAGATCGCGGATGACGGCAACCTGCCGGCAAACATCGAGCAGCTCGTGCAACAGGCGATCGTTGCTGCATTCTCGGGTTCCGATGGTGGCCAGCGGGCGCGTATCGGCCGGCGCGTTCTCGCGAGCCGCTACTACCCCGGCGTGGAAGCAATCGATTCGAGCGTCGAGTTGCTGTCGATCCAGATCGGCACGGTGACGGCGAATGCCAATTTCGTGAACGTGAACATAAACCAAATTCCAACGCTGGACCCGAATAACATTGTCGTGACGCTTGTATGATTCCGACAGCGCAACCACCATTGATTCGCCGTGCAGAACGTTGACCGGACCATTCTCAGCCAGTACTCGAACGCAGCCACCATCGTGCAGCTCGTGCACAACATGGACGGCTATATCGATCCGTCTGCCGATATCGACGCGTTCTACGACAACATGTGGAACATCGACACTGCCGTGGGCAAGGGGCTCGACAACTGGGGAAAGATTGTCGGACTGGAAAATGGCCGGCTGCTGAAGGTCCCGGTCGGCGAGGTCAATTTCGGTTTCAACGAAGCGGGTACCGCCAGTGCGACCACCTTCGACAACGGTGTCTTCTGGAACGGCGATACGGTTACCCAGAATTTCTATCTGACCGATCCCGCGTTCAAGACGTTGATCATGGTCAAGGCACTGGCCAACATCACGGACTGCTCGATCCCGAGCTACAACCGCCTTCTGCAACTGCTGTTCGCCGGCCGTGGTCGCTGCTATGTGAACGATCTGGGTAACATGCAGATGCGGTTCACGTTCGAGTTTTTCCTCGAACCGTTCGAAATGGCGATCCTTACCCAGTCGGGCGCGCTGCCTCGGCCTACTGGCGTACTCGCCTCGATCATTCAGATTCCCGTGCCCGACGTCTTCGGTTTTGCCGAAGCGGGCACCGATAGCGCTGCGCCCTTCGATCAGGGCGTTTTCTACGATCCATCAGGTGAAGCGAATGCAATTTAGCCAACTCCCCACGCTGCTCAAGCTGGCCTTCGCGGCACTCGGCGGCAAGAACTCCATCCCCGTTGCCTCGCAATTGCCTGGCAACATCAACGGCGCGTCATACACCGACGGGTTTCCACCGGCAACACGTACTGCGATTGTGGCGGGTGGCAAACCACCCGCCGGCCTCGACATGAATGGCGTGCTCTTCGATCTGAGCTCGAACGTGCGATGGATGAATGCAGGCGGCCCATTTCCATACAGCTCGGCCTTCGCGACGGATGCGAACGTCGGCGGCTACCCGCAGGGCGCGGAGATCGCGAGCGCCGATCTGGAAGGGACATGGGTCAGCCAGAACGACAACAACACCGATAATCCTGACACAGGTCCGGGCACGAAGTGGATTCCGGGCCGCGCGTATGGCGTCACTGCGGTGACTGGCCTCACGAATGCGAATGTGACGCTCACGCCGGCGCAGGCGGCAAAGTCAAAGATCACGCTCGCTGGGACGCTCACGGGCAATGTCCAGATCATCTTGCCGACCTGGCTCAAGGACTGGGTTGTCACGAACAACACAACGGGCGCGTTCACAGTCACGGCGAAGACTGCGGCGGGTTCGGGCGTTGCTATCCCGCAGGACGGCTCACCCACGAAGATCACCGGCGACGGCACGAATATCGCGCAACTCGCAGAGAATGTGGCGCCGGCCACTCAGAGCCAGCACGCGGCCCAATTGCAGCAGATCGGGCATGGGCAATGCCGATTGGTAATAGGGGGTGGGACAGCATTGTCGTTAACTCCGTTCGGAGGGAACAACCTGATTATTAACGGCGTGCCGCAGCAAATTCCGTCTGCTGGCGTCACTGCCTCAAACAGTGGCCTTGCGGCTTCTACCGTGTATTTTGTTTATGCGGCAATGAGCGGTGGCGTGATGGTCTTGAATTTTTCCACAACCGGTCACAGCACAGCCCCGAACGGAGTCGAAACCAAGACGGGCGATACCACGCAGACACTTGTGGGGATGATCCGCACCAACTCGTCGTCGCAGTTCATTTCAACAGCAGCAGCCATCGGCCTCATTAATTGGTTCAATCGACAGTTAATTCCGCTGCTCAGCAGCAATTCTGTCAATAGCACAACGTCAACCTCCTTTGTGAATGTCGGACCGAGCGTCACTTTTATAACTTGGGTTAACAGTTCTATACCGTTCTTTATGAATGGCTACGGGTTCAACTCAACCGCTGCTGATGGTGTTTCTGCTCAAATTGGATTGGATGCAGCAACTGGCCTTTCAACCATATCAAACCTCGTATCGGCGACAGCCAATGCATCTTCTGGGCTGAACTCAATCTTGTCTAGCGCAGTCACGGAAGGGTTCCACACCATCGCGGGATACGGTTGCGCGCTTACTGGCGGCAACGCGAACTTTGTTCTTTCTCTGTCGGGAGCAATTTATGGATAAAAAAGCAATCGGGCCATCGTTTTATGATGAGCTAGTGGCTGCGGCACTCGTCGGGTTGCCATTTTCTTGGTCATCGGAAGGATCATTCATATTCGATCCGACTATGACCTCTGCGCAAATCGCGAGCGTTGAGGCCGTCTATGCGGCGCATGATCCGAGCAAACCATCGTGGTCCAATTTCCAGTCATTGGCGAAGGCCGCGCTCGCCGACTCGGACGTTACCGTGATGCGCTGTTATGAAAACGCTGTGGCGCTGCCTTCCAATTGGGCCGCGTATCGGAAGTCGCTGCGCGCTCTTGTGAGCGCGACATCGGGAGACGCGTCACAACCGCTCCCGCCGAAGCCTTCATATCCGGCCGGAACGTGAGGTTGTCACAGGGACTGGTGGCTCGTACTTTTTAAAGATGCGAAGTTGCGCGACATGAAGCGCTTTCGCAATATTTTTAGTACCGGACGCTCGACATAGAGATGGATGAACAAAGCTATCAAAATCGACGACGGGACCACGATCAGCAACGCTAGAATCGGGTTTTGGTAAACATCAAATCCCGTTTTCTTTGATACGAAATCAAATGCTTGAATGGTGGTGACGTGCACCAAGTACAGCGAATAGCTTAGATCGCCAGCCAATCTGGCCCATTTGCCCTGCAGCCATCCGAGGGTGTCGAATGATAGCGCGCCTAAAATCAGCATCGTTGCGGGAATCCCCCATGACATCGGCCGGGACGCGCTGTTCGCGATGTGATTGATAGAAAACGTCACCAACGCAGCCGCTATCAAGGGAACGCCCGAGTTTCTGTTGATTTCGACCTTTCGAAGGACGATCTCAGATATCGCCAGCCCAGCACAAAATTCGAGGCATAGGTCCGAAAGATAGTGCACGCCAGGCTGCGCGAACGGGACTTGGATCGGAACGATGGAAACCACGATCATGATTAAAAAGGTAGCGAGCCGTGCTCGTCCTTTGAAAATAACCATGCATATCGTTGCTACCAGATAGAAAAACATCTCGTAGCACAGGGTCCAAGCCGCTTGATAAATTGGATACCAACTATTCGTCGCGTTCGGAAAGAGCATAATGGACCGCCATACCTGCTCGCCAGTCGGGGTAAAACCCCATGTGAAATGCGCGACCGCGACGAAGAGAACCGACGCAATCCAATAAAGCGGCAACACGCGTATCAAGCGCTTTACCGCGAACGATGCCGCCGAGGGTTCCCGCGGGATAGAGATGCCGATCACCAAGCCACTGATGATGAAAAATACGTCCACTCCGGCTGCACCCACCGATACCGGATACTCGTACCTGATCAGTACATGATGAGCCACCACCGCGAGTGCAGCAATAAATCGCAGGAAGTGCACGGAATGCAGCTTGTTCTGGTCGCTCATAGTGGCGGCGTGCCGTATCAATGGAGGAGATTGCATCTTAGGGCCGCAGTATATTACAGCCACCATCGACCCCGATCTTCGCGACGCGCTGCATCAGTCGAGTTCCGCTTTGATGTACGGATATGCGATCGACCCCTTGTAACCGTAAAACGTATCGTTGGGATGAATACAGTCTGTCAAATTGGCCTGCCAATCCGCGTTGACCTCTTCATCAAAATGATCGATCACCGTGACATCCGTTTGCTGGCCGGCCGCGAGGATTGCAGCAACATATTGCGGAAGCGCAGCTGCGTGCGCAGGTTCGCACGAACGGTTCGGAGTCTCGAGAAGAACAGTCTTGCCGTACGACTTCGCAATCTGCACGATCTGCACGAGATTTTGCTGAAACTGTGCTGCCGTCTCGGTCGCATCCACGGCATCATTCATACCGAAATTGACGGTGACAACCTTGGCCGGCGATCCGGACATGATCGTCGTCCACGAGTAGGAATACGGGGATTGGCCGTTGAGCATCTGATAAGCGCGCGTGCCGCTTAACCCATAATTGCCCACTTCTGCGGCGATGCCATCTTGTGTGAAGCGCGTATAAATCTGCCAAGGCTCATTGAACTGCGTGAAGTAAGGTTGGCCGTTGATTGTTTCCTGGCCCTTCGTTGTGCTATCCCCATACATCTCGACGATTGGCGGGTTGGCGGTGGCGGCAACTGTAGGATCGGGTGCAGCCGCAGGCACTGAGGCGGCGGCAGACGCATCACTTTGACTCGCAGGCGCTCCACCGCCCCCTCCGCATGCCGAGAGCGTTCCGCAGCAGCCGAGCGACATTGCTATGGCTGCTGCTCTCCATCTGGCACCGGGCGCACGTGCGCGCCGAAGGTTGCCATCCGGCGCAGGACACGATTGAACTCGTCTTCCGTGAGCTCCATCCTGGCCGCTCCGAGAAACGCCATTTGCGGGCTCATTTCGCGGGGCTGTTGGCCACCGGTGTACTTGCGCCACTGGTGATCGCCGCCCAGCCAGAAGATCTCGGCCATTTCCCTGCCGGTCGCTTTGAGCTGCGTCTTGAGATCCGCAAGGTCTTTGGTTGTGGGTGGATCGAATTCGATTGGCATGGGCAGCAGCGCGGAGAACGCGCACGCGAAATGTAGGCTTCATGGTTCGTCCTTTCGGGTTGGTGGGCTGCGCGTCGCGCTGCCTCTGTGCTGAAATCTAGACCCTATGGGTCTGCACGTCAAGACCAATTTTTTCACCCACCGCGCTGCTGCTACGCCACCTCCGATTATCAAAAATCCCCCGATTTACTCCAATGAAAACCATTGGATTAATTGGCTGATAATGCTAGGCATCCGGAAGTTAATCACCTGAGGGATTTATGGATCAGCAGCATGGCACGCCAAATAATCCCGCTTCATGGCTGGTCAGTATTAAAACTGTCGTCACTATCTGTGCAGCACTCGTTACTATCCTGACTGCCCTTGTAGGTGCATCCGCGTGGATGATCGGGCTCTACTCGGGATTATCAAACCGTGTGACCGTTCTCGAAGCGAGTAATCAAAGCATGCATGACGATCTACGCGAGATTAAAGGAATGGTTTCACAACTTATCCTGGGCACGGCAGGTAATCGCCCTGAGACAAAGCGGTGGATGAAATGACCGAAATCGTAAAAGAAGGGAAAGCCGATGTGGTCGACAGGAAGTCGGGCGTTCCGCTCGCGCCCGGCTGGCGGTTGCATCTGGCCGACGGGTGGCGACGCCTCCATACGCGCGGCACGGTGATCTTTTCCAGCACGGTCGGCGTGCTGGCTCCGACTGGATTCGCACTTCGGGAGACGTGGAACGGCATGCCAGACGACCTGAAACAATACCTCCCGCACAGCGTCCAGCAGGCGATCAGTTATTCGATCCTCTGCCTGACCTTTCTGGCTATCCGATACACGTCCATCCGGCGCGAGCCTCGGGGAGACGCGCAATGACGCTCAGTGACGTGATCAGTACAGCTATCGCGCCCGCGTTGGCGCTGTTGCCTGCCCAGATGGACACGCCACAAGCGCGCGTCATGCTCCTGTCGATCGGGCTGCAGGAATCACGCTTTACCGCGCGCCAGCAGGACGGTGGCCCGGCGCATAGTTTCTGGCAGTTCGAAGAGGGCACGGCGGCGAGCAAGGGCGGCGTCTGGGGCCTTTACCTGCACAGCGCGTCAGCCTACTGGCTTTCCGGCCTCTGCGATTCGCAGGGCGTTTCGTTCGATCCGGCGTCTATCTATAACGCGATCGTGCAGAACGATGTTCTCGCGGCCGGCTGCGCCCGTCTGATGCTGTTCACCGATCCGCGCAAGCTTCCGGCCGTTGATGACGTGCAGGGCTCATGGCAGACGTACGTGCGCGTATGGAATCCCGGAAAACCCAAGCCAGACACGTGGCCAGCGCTGCACGCGCAGGCTGTCGCAGCAGTCGTTACGGAGGCAGCATGACCCTCATCATCGGTTTCATCGTCGCGCACCTGGGCGCGATCCTCGGCGGCCTCGTGGCGGCCGGCGGCGTGCTGTTTGGCTTCTTCAAAAGCAAGTCAGCTGATACCAGGGTCGCGCAGGCTGGACAGAAGGTCGCTGAAGCGCAGACCACCGCAGCACAGGCGCAGGAGCAAACCGCCCAGGCGAGCAACGCCGAGGCACAGGCAAACGCAGCGGCCGCGCAGGCCGGCACCCAGGCTACGAAGGAGAGAAGTGATGCGGAAAGCTCAGTTGACGTTTTACCTACTGGTGGGGCTGCTGAGCAGCTGCTCAGCGACTGGGCCCGCCCAGGTGAAGACGCCGGCCGCGGTGCCGGAAGTGCAGGTCAAGACCCGAATCATTGACACCGCATGTGACTGGACCAAGCCGATCTTCGTCAGCAAGACGGACGTGCTGAGCGACGAGACCGCGCGGCAGATCCTTGCGCACAACATGGCTGGCGAGAAGAACTGCGGGTGGAAACCGAACGCGAAGTGA